CGTCATCATAAATTCCAACAGACCAGGGATTATATAATCTATCTCCAGCAAAACTTATCATTCTTCCCCTATAAGGGACAGTTATTGTATTAATTGTTGCTGTTGGAAGTGTAGTAGAGACCATTTTAAAGGTTCCATCTGTAGGTGTATAGTTAACACCAGATGGCCATTTTGGTCTAACAACAAACCTGTTGGCTCTTGTACCACCATTAAAATTAGTTTTAAATGTAGTTATTGAGTTTGACATTATTGTGTGTACGAGACATCGATCACAAACGATTCAACACTCAAAATTGGTTGCACTACCAATTTTATTGCTAATGTAGCTGTATTATTTTGGTTATTGCTATTATCACAAATAATTTGTGTTTTGGTTGTATCCAAATATGGAGCAAATTTATCTATAGATGTTTGTACTTCTGTTACTATTTGATCTCTTGTGGTTTGATTATTAATTTCAAACAGATATTTTAGAGCAATTTGATCTAAAATATTTGTAAGTTCAGACTTGAGTTTGGAAGGACCAACTCTTTCGCCAACTGTTACTTCAGCTGTTGATGCTGTGGCTCCAACAAGATCAGATCCTAAAAATTTAGGATTATTATTTACAAAGAAATTTACTCTATTATTTCTAAGAACTGCTTTCAAATCGCTGGACCAAGAAATTGGGTTTGATATATTTCCATTTAAAACAGTGGATCTGTCTATACCCGCAATACTTAAATATAATTCATTTCTATTCTTTGTTCTTACAAAGAATCCACCTACATCTGGGGCGGTTGAAATATCATATGTTAATTTTGTATTGGGTTGAACTGTGCTTGTGTCTAAATTCGTAACAGTTTTAACACCACAAATGTTAAAAATTCTGTTTGCTACGGTATTACCAGATGTGAGGGCTGCAGAACCCAAAAGGCTAGCAAAATTAGCCATTGTGTAACCATTTCCCGTATATCCACCACTTACATAAATTGTTGGAAAAATACCAGTAGTATATGATTTTGTTATTAGCCATTTTGCTAAATTAGCATCATGGTCTTTATCAATAACAACGTCAAAAAGATTATTTGTATCGTCTGTGTATTTATTTAAGCCCGAAGATGATCCTGCTATTACCAAAGTACCGCCGTATGCCATATAGTTTATAGCATATAAAAATTGAGTTCCTATATTTCTTGGGTTTAATACATTTCCTTCATAAGAGAAGAATCCATATGTACCACCAGCACTTACACCTGAAATCAAGCAATATGTTACTCCGTCCAAAACATTCAAATCACCGACCAAATCTGCTGGCGAGTTATAAACAATATATTGACTAGATGTGGAACCCTTTACTGGATTAAAATATGCAGTATTTGATCTAGAATAAGTCAACCAACCAAAAAGACCACCTGGATCGTTGGAAGCAGCATTGCTAGCACCGCTAAAAACGGGTGGACTGTAGGTTGATCCTAAAATCATGCCCGCTACGAAGGGAAATGTAGAATTTTCCTTTACATATTGGCTAGAATTAATAAACGAGCTGAGTGATGCCATTGTGGTCCTTTGTTATGAAATATTTATATTTTTAAACTGGATACCAAACAACACCATTTTGTGAAAATGGTTCATCATCATCACCGTCTTCGTTCTTGTTAAAGGACAACAGAACGTTATCATCTTCAGGATTTGTTGTTTTTTCATAATCAAATTTAGCAGTTTCAATTAAATCTGCATAATATTCTTGTCGTGTCAGCCAAGCAAAAAACACCAAAGTCATCACTAAGTCATCATTATGACCTTCCTCGGCTTTATATGTATTTGCTTTAGAAACAAATGTGGTTAACTCAGCCAAAATTCTTTCATCATTTATTAAAATTTTATCTTCTTCTACTAATCTTTTTAAAATAGCACAACCAATTTTTTTAGTTTGGGTGGTTGTTCTTAATCCCATTTCGCTTTTTCCTGAAGCAAATCCTTGCGATAAAATTTGACCTTTTCTACCCATCATTCTAGTCATTAGAACATTTTCATAAGATAGGTCATTATACAATATTGTGGAAACTTGACCCCCGATATCGTTAGTCTCAACTAACACATATCCATTATTATATTTTTCTCCTAATTTTTTTAATATAGTTGGAAAATTAAATGGACTTATAGTATTATTTTTATAACTGGCAACAACTTTATATGGGGCTGAAGTTCCGTCAATGACTGTAGCAGCAGAAAAGTCTGATCCCTGTCCTCTAGAAACATCTGCTTGAATAAAATAAATTCTATCATTTATTGGTTGTTCAAAAATTTTTAAACCCTCTTTATCTTCTTCCAAACAATCTTCTGGGGCTAAAACACTCAATTTACTTGTTGAAATAAGTGTATTTGAAGATCCCAAAAAACTACAACCATATTCTTGTTCAAATTGTTCTGGACTAGTATTTGCTATTTGTTCTGATGCCCAAACATCATCTCTTAATTTTGGACTTCCAGGACTTATTGGGGTTTCTTTCCATGTTACTTCCATTGGGTAAAATTTATTTTTTAATTTGTGACCAATGGGCCGCATAGCATCAACCCACAATTTATGAAAATGATTCATTCCATTTGGAGTAGAAACAATTATTAATTTTGTTGTTGTACCAGCAGATATTGTCGGGTACGTGGATGTATAAAAATCTTCGGCAACATGGCTTGGCAAGAATGCGTACTCGTCTAACAGCAATAGGTTATAAGAGCCACCACGGATCGCTGTAGAGGATGTAGCGTCACACATGACCCTGGAGCCGTTTTCTAGTTTAAAGCTCGTCTTATTCCATTCTACAACTCCTTGTTGAAGGAAATGTGGTAAATTTTCATAAGCTAATTGAAGCTTTGAAAATAATTCTTCTTTTGCTGTTTTTAATCTGTTTGCAAGAATTGCCACATTTACACTTTGATTAAATGTTATGTAATGGCATATATAACTTGTAACACATGTAGACTTACCACACTGACGGGGCCATTTAGAAATTACAAATCTATTTTGATGTAAAGCTTGAATAAACTTTTTTTGATACTCATATAATTTAAATGGGACAACTCCTTTATCTAATGTTTTTACTTTAATATATTTTTCACAAAAATAGACAGGATCATTGGCACATTTGATATATTCATCAAACTGCTCCTTGGTGTACTGCATTTCTACACCAGGTAACTTTAGTTTTGGGTTATTTCTATATCCTTGATTATCGTTTTTCGTGAACATCATTAATCACTTCAGCTTCCACAATATCTTTTTCTGTACTTCTCTCTTTATTTAAGAGATTTTGCAAATCTTTTGTAGAACCTACAAAAACTGAGTTATTTGTTTGTTTTACTTCAACTTTACTTCCAGTGGTATCTTTGGCTTTCTTATGAACATCTAATACATTATTATTTAAGTCTGCCATAGTTTTCAATAAAATTGCAACAACTTCAAATGCTCTGGGACTATCAGATTCTGTGGCAACTTTTAAAGCACTTTCTAAGGCTATATTTCCACTGCCAATTAAGGATTTTAAATTTTCTTGAACTAATTTATAATCTTTTTGAAAATTATTAGTATCAAATGTGCCACCAGATTCAGATTTTTGTGGAACAGAATCGTTCTTTATTTCAGGAACAGAAAATAATTTAGCTAAATTTTTATTGATATTCATTTTAATCAAATTCTATTTCAAGATCGCTATTAGCATTAATTGTTGTGATATTAGATGTTTGTTTTCCAAACAAATATGACTTAGCAATAAAGTTAAAAGAACCCACATGCAATCTACGAGAATTAAAATCCCCCTCATATCTGTCTGTTATTGAATTTGAAACCATGACAATTGGAATTGTCAGCTCAGGCGATGTATCAGTTAACTTCATTTTTATGATATGATCAGGAATAAAAATTGGCAATATTTGTTCAAAGATTTGCATCATGTCATCAATATGTCTTGTGTATGCAAATAAATTTAAAGAAATGTTTACAGGTGCTTCTGTTGCAATTTCATTTATACTAGAGCAGTTGCCACCAACCTGCGTTCTGGTTGGATTTATTCTTGCACGCCTACGAGAAGGATCTGGAGCAATACTGTTTAACTGAAAACTTATTCGTGGCAATTGAGTTTCAATTCTTGTACCATCTGTAATAGAAGAAGGATATAGTAATCTTTGAATAAATTTTTCTTGAGAAGCATATGTAACTGGAACTTGAATCTTTGTAGGTTGGCCAGTAGAATTTTCATGTTCTACAACTATTCCACTAAAAAGAGATCCAAATCCAACTACTATTCTTCTTAAACTTTTATTGTAATAATATCCAAACATTTTTATCCTTATGGGTTTTGACAGTTGCTAGAAGATGGATTGCCAGGATCAAAATTAAATAAAGCAGCTTCTTCATCAAATATTTTGTTTATTCCAAATGTAGTTCCAAGAATATTTGATTTGGGTGCAAACGTATTTCCTGTAGTCACTCCAGTTGTAACATATGGTGAATTTATTGCACCAACAGGAGTTGCCATTTTTTCGTAGCTGTAAGTGAACAATTCTGCTGTTATTTGATATGAATATAGTTTTCCTAAAGGATATAGTGGATTTTCATGTTCAACAAAATTTATTTCAAATAATGATTTTGATAATGGAAAATAAATTAAATCACCTTCGCGTGGTCTTGTAATAGTTGAATCTGCGTAAGTGACTTGTTCTTTAAATCTTTTTCTTGAAATTAAAAGGGATACTTTATCTTTAATTTCAATTCCAAATTGAGTAATTACATCTGTTCCATCAAATCCTTTATATGATTGAATATACATTTCAATTGTATATGCTTTTTCAAAATAGGATGTTGGATCTTCACCAAACACCCTATCAATGTTTAATGCCTTTCTTGGAACATAGATACAATCCTGACCCATTGCTTTTATAGTTTCAATGGTTATATCCTCTACCAAATTTTGTTCAGATTGTACTGATGTTAAATTGATGTATGGATTTGTTGCCATTATTATCCTATGAATGGATCTACAGGAACTTCATATCTTCTGAGCAATTCTGTTTCAACTTCAGTTTCTTCTCTGACAGCATCTTGCATTATGGCCGCAGCATTTAATTGAGCACCACCAGGAAGAGGTATACCATTAAATTTCATTAAATTTTGAGCCCACTGACGTTTTAACAAAGCCGTAAAATATTTTTTAAATATTCTATCTTCCCAAACTTTATTGTGTTCACTACTATCAACTCTTACATAGGCTTCGATTAAAATATAATTTCCAACTCTAAGCTTTGGATTTTCTGTTTCAACATAAAGTCTGTTTGTTGTTTTTGTAAATGTAAAAGATGAAGGGTAATTAAATACATCGTTTACTAATTTTACATATGACATTGTTTCCATATAAGAAGCCATTGGTCCTTGTGGATAACCTGATTGATTAAAATAGAGACCAAAGAAATCAAATAGCGTCATTTGATATCTTAAATCAAACATATAGTCTCCAACTTGTTGTGATGGAGCATATACCTTTGATATAGAAAGAATATCAGAAGCAACAGGAGAATATGCCGTGCTACCATCTGATTTTGTTACAAGTTGAGCACCCAGAGCATTACCAAATGTTGATGTATCAAAATATTGTCTATTTACATCGTTTTGTTTAATTTCATAAGCAAATAGTGCTCTATGATTAAAATCAAAATGACGTTCTTCCATAAATTTTATAGCTTCATCTAAGCGGTCTTCCACTTGTTGTGGATCAACGTTTATTTGAATTACAGGGGCCCCCAAGGAGCGTAGCGTGTAGTCTATGAATTCTTGTCTGGAAGTTATTGCCATGATAAAATTATTTATGAATTTCCAGCAATTTTATTTAATTCATTCAAAATTTTTTCTTTTTGTTCACTATATCCAACAGTAACTTGTACTAATTGCAACTGATCTAAATCCAAAGACTCTATTTGTTGTTTTCTTTCTTTTGTTTCTAAATTATAAAAATTTGGATCATAGTTTGTAAAACCAGGCATTTTTAATGGGCAATTTAAACTTGGATAATCTAATTTTGAATACTCATTTGAGTTTCGAACTAACCAAGTATGTTTATGATCACCGCAACCACATTTTCCACAATAATGATTTATTTCATTTTTACTTTGTTTTAAATGTGGGCAGGGTGCTACATTGTCATTACCAAAACAGGACAAGACTCTTAATTGTTTTGTGGGAATATCAATTTTAGTATTGCTGATTCCTCTAGATGCAATAGAAGCAGCAAACATCATCATTTTTTGAAACATTATCACTTAACTCCATATAAAATACTAATCCCTGCAGGTAAAACATGTTGTTCTAAAAATGTTTGGAATTTAATAAATGAATTGTACTCAGAATTTTTAATTTTTATTTGAAGAACACCGTAATTACTTGTATAGATTTCGACATCAGTAATTTTAAACCCTAATAAATTTGTTATTAAATATTTAATTGCTTCTGGTGTACCTTTTTGATTAAAATAGTTTTCATCAGATTTTATCAAAAATTTTCTTAAATTTGGTAAAGTTTCTTTTAATGGTGATACAGAAAAATCAGCTCCATTAAAATTAAAATCGGCTAATGCTTCTAAAAAAATGGAATTGGTGTATAAAGGAACACGTAAATTTTCCCAATTTAATTGAGCTCCATAACCATACTCTAAAGATAAGAGCCATCTTATATAATTTTTTATTAA